TCTGGAATTAATGTACCTGTCATTAGTATTAAATGCCCTGTAACTAATTTCTTTAGCGCCTTAGTTCTGTTTGACGGCTTAGGAAATGCAGCTAGTGAGTGTGACTCGTCAGCTATCACTAAATCAAACTTACCCTCTATTTTGTGCAGGCTTTCATAGTTTATTATAGTGATTGGAAACGTGTGAGCTGCTGTCTTATAATCGTCCTCGATGCTGGAGATAGCTTTCTTCTTAGTAACAAATAGAACGTTCTTATAGTTACTAGCTATCTCTAACGAGGTGTGAGTCTTCCCCGTCCTTACCTGCATGTTAAGAATAAGAATCTTTCTACCCTTGAGAATGTTTAACCCTCTGCTTGCTATATCTGACTGATATTTTCTAAGTTTAAAGCTCATTGATTCTTTGTTTTGCTATGTTAAAATAATTGTTATCCATCTCAATACCTATGAAGTTTCTATTAGTGTTTGCACAAGCAACGCCAGTACTTCCGCTTCCCATAGTTAAGTCTACTACTAAATTACCTTCATTACTAAAAGTCTTTATTAAATCTTCTAATAATAAAACAGGCTTTTGAGTGGGATGGTGTCCGTTATAATCCTTTTTGTACTTTAGAATATTGGATTTGTATTTTTTACCCTCCCATAAATTAAAAGTAGATGCAAACTTATTTTTATTATTATCGTTTATTATTTTTAACTCTTCGTAAGGTTTTAAAAAATAACCCTTTGCAATACTTTGTATTTCTTTATATGTCTTTTGAGTTGGGAAAGCATATCTATTAGGCTTTGTAAAAGTATGCCCTATTATGTCAGTACTTAATTTCAAATAAAAGTCTTTTTTTTGTTTACCACTTTCGATTAATTCATAGTTAAGATATTTTTGTGTTTCGTTTATTTCATTTTCATATGTCTTGCTAAATGTTAAAACGTCCTCAGTAAAAGAAACCATATTAACCTTAGTACCTAGAGCGTTTGCAAAATTATCTTTTTCCCAAGTAGCTCTGTAATTAAATGGCAACTCCCATATTTGATTTTTAACCAACTCAGTTGTATAAGGTTCTTGACTAAATAAAATCATTTTACCGTTCTTTCTTAATATTCGGTTTGCAATATCAAATACCTTTTTTGGATCTATTGCTAAATCCCATTTTAATTTATCCCTCATTTTAATAATATCTGTATCTGTATCTCCTGTTCTTATCATTATTCCATAAGGCAAATCTGTTAATATCAAATCAACGCTTCCGCTTTCTATTTTGTCGCTCTCAATTAAGCAATCACCTTTTATTAAATTAATCATTGATTCTGTTTTTAGCTATGTTAAAATAATTGTCGTCCATCTCAATACCTATGAAGTTTCTATTAGTATTCTTACAAGCTACTCCTGTACTTCCGCTACCCATAGTCAAATCTACAACCAAGTCATTTTCATTGCTAAAAGTTTTTATTAAATCTTCTAATAATAATACAGGCTTTTGCGTTGGGTGGTGTCCTGTGTAATCTTTTTTGTATTTTAGAATATTGCTTTTAAACTTGTTACCTTCCCACAAATTAAAGGTGCTTGCAAACTTAATTTTAAATTGGTTGTCTATTTCTTTAAGTTCTTTAAAGTCTTTGTAGCCTTCCATATTAAAAATGCTAAATATAACCATCAATTGTCTATAAGTCTGCTCTGTACATAATCCGTATTGCGTACTATCAATATAAAAAGTATGTTCTGCTCTTCTATGTCCTAATTTAGTGTTAATCTGCTTTAGGTTTAAACCTATGAAATTCATTACTTTTTTAAAATATGGTCGCAGTGGGTGTAATGCTTCAAATTCGTGGTTTTTACTAAAAACTAAAACATCTTCATAATAATTTAAAGGTGCTTTTTTAGCAAGTAAAGCGTGCCCATAATTGTCTTTCTCCCAAATCATAGAGTAACTAAAAGGTATGTTTGGTATTGCTTTATTTATTAATTCATTTGTAAATGGTTGTTGGCAAAACAAAACCATCTTTCCATTTTTACGTAGTATTCTATTTGCAATTTCATAAACCTTTTTAGTATCTACTACCTCATCCCATTTAAAAGAGTTTTCTCCTCTGCATTGTATTTGCTCTTTATAGTTTAGTTTTGTCATTGTTCCATAAGGTAAATCTGTTAATATTAAATCAACACTACCACTTTCTATTTTATCGCTTTCAATAAGGCAATCTCCTTTAATTAAATTTATCATTATGTTAGTTTTAAAATGGTGCGTCTGTGTTTGGTTCGTTACCCTTTGAAAATTCTAAGTGCGGCACTCCGTTCGATTGAGATTCTAGAACCTCGTAACCGTTAAAGCTACAGTATTCTTTTATCTTCTTGTTAAACTTCTGCGCTGTATTCCATCTAGCTAGTGATTGATACTCTGAGTTAAACCTATCTCTGAATGCTTTCTTAGAAACTCGCTCAGTCATATCTACCGACTCCATGAACTCGATAAACTCAGCTCCTAGATTGTTCTTCATCTTTCTAAATGCTAGGTTTACTTTGTTAGATTCTACTAATCCATTCTTTAAGTAAAACTGAATGCATCGAATCATGAAATTATCAAACCTCCCGAACTCGTCAGCATCCCACTCGCTAAAAAACTGGTGCTTAAATTCGTCCTCTGGTGTATGGCTGTCGTTATAATGGTTAGCTATCTCCACTTCAAAAACCCTTCGGTTATGACTTGCGCCCTCTCCTTTTATCGTGTAGTTCGTTGTAATGCTAATCTTTGGTGATTCCTTAAACGGTATTTGATAGGCGTCCTTTCCTTTCTTCTCTACGGTCATTCCTTCAGTAACTATGCTGAATAGCTTCTCGAAGTCAAACGATTTAGATACATCGTCTAGTAGAAATATCTGAGTATCTTTACTTACTTTCTGATATGCGAACTGATGGTTCGGATCAAACTTCTTACCATCTTCTACTACTATATTTTTAATTTGTCCGATTGCCTTATGGATTAAACCTTTACCACTTCCACCGTTGGGAACATCTTCTGATATCATTTCATCGTTAAAGATTATAGCTTTAGGCTTTGAGTCATTCTGATAGGAGTGAAGTAAGTAACCAATCACAGACTTTAGAGTATAGTATCTATCTACGTCCTCACCGCTTACCCTCCAGATGAAGGTCTTAAACTCTCCATGTGATTCGCTATTAAGTGCGATGTCTCTATCTATAACTTGATTCTTCCAGACTACATCTTCCACGTCTGAGTACTCTATTAGCTCGCTCCCTTCGTCCGTTGTCTTTACTGCGAAGTTTCTGTAGTACAAATAAGCAGCGTTCTTCTCGTCTCTCTTTGGCTGCATCTCCACGGTGTCTAACATAGAAAGCATATCCTTTTTAAAGAAATTAGTCATCATTGCCAGCTTGCTCCACACGTCAGACTCACATCTATTAATTAAATCCTTTTTAACTATGTCTTTAATTCTAGAGGGGTCTATCCAATCTATAAAGTTCTCATTCTTCTGTATAAACTCAAACTCTGATACTCCGTCATAAGGATAGTATTTCGATATACCTCTGTTTCTTAAATAGAAGTCGAACTTAATAGCGCTAATTTCAATCTTCCCTTTATCGTCAAGATACCAGAATACATCATCATCATCATTGGATTTCAGTTTCTTAATCTCTTTTAAAACGCCCTCAGTTAACTCTATCTTCTTTCCTATAGATTCTTGTGTTTGTCCATTGCTAACCATTCGCGCCAAAGTTCTAGACTTGCTAGTGTCCTCGAAAGTTTTCATTCCAAAGCCGCCAGAGTTCTTGTAGGCTGAATCTACTAGGTTGTTAATTTCAGCAGCGCCAAAGTCTTTAGATGAATACCCTAAACAGTAATTCAGAGCCGTATCTTTTGGCACTCCGTAGTCGTTAAACGCTGCGCTAAGGATAAACAGATTAGAGTTTCTATTTCCTCCCGTTGTCCACTTCTTCCTAAACCAAACAATCAACCTTTTGGCTACTTCGTCATAATCTTCTAGGGCTACATTGTGGCGTATCGTTACAGGCTCAACTACGATAAACCTATCCGTAAACATTTCACTATCTATATTGCAAATTAAATCGGGGTCGAAGCTTATGAATGTAGCTCTAGAGATGTCACTAGTAGCTGAGTCAGTTTCTCCGTACTGATTGAAGTGGTTTCTTAATTCCACGTAAAAGCTTTTGTAGTCCTTGTCATTATCCACTAGAGGGATTCTAACAAGCACCTTTAAACCGTCACCGCTTGGAGATACAAACACGCAGAAAGTGTAAGGGTCTTCCGCAATCTGTCGTTTTGCTTGCTCTACATTCGGCAGGTGGTCGAAGTCTAGACAAGCTAGTGATGAATGTTTAACAAGTGTTTTGTTGCTTCGAGTGGTGAACGTACCACCAAAACCAAACAAGGGTAATTGTTCCTTGAGTGCTTTCTTTTTCTCTGGGTTGTTGAAGTTAAATCGAACGTCCTTGATTAAGGACTCGGCTTCTCCTAGCCTTATCATATCCATAGCTTTATAAACGGTAATCTGTTTATCTGGTGAGCTAGAGAATAGGCTTTTATAGTAACTAATTTTCATTTGTTTATTTATTTATTAATGCAAATATACACTGCAATATAATAGGTCTGACAATTAAAGCAAAAAAAACCCCACTAATTTAATAGCAGGGTTTTACTTGTCGAGTAACAGCTAGCTAGAAAGGTAAATCGTCTGATTCTGTTTCTGCTACTATTGCCGCTTGGGGTTCGTCTTTTGTTATCTTCTCACACCTCCACATAGAAAGGTTCGTGAATATCTTTTCTTGGTATGGTCTGCACTCTACGTTTAACTCTAGAGCTACTTCATCACCTACGTGGTTGAACTTGACAAAGTTATCAGCGTGCTGTGCGTACTCTGCTTTTTTGTAGATTTTAACCTCGATAGTCTGAGTGTAATCCTCTAGGGTTTCAGCTCTAAAGCTTAACCATTTAGCTCCTGTGTCTGTTGTCGTTACATCTGTAATAGATGTAATCTTTGCGTTTACATTTAACTTCATGTTGTTTTATTTATTTGCAAATATAATGTTTATTTGGATTCAAACCGATTTAACTGTGTTTATTTTAATGTATTCTTTTTTATTAAAAAACATACTTATTCGTACGCTTAAACTCTAATTCAATTCTTTTACGTTGTCCTCATCTATTACCTTGGTGATGCTCTCCAGCTTCTTATAACTAACGCTGAACTTTTCAGCTGCTATTAGTATCTGTTCTCTTGATACCCTCACGCAGAATGAATGATAAACCTTTCCTCTCAGAAAACTAACAGCGTCCTCTACTCTGTAAGCGTATGCCTTTGGCGTTCCTTCTTTTATGTTCTTTCTTTTCATCCTAAATAAATGTTTAATAATTGTATTTCTTTCTTAATAGCCTCGAACTGCACGAGGGTAAAGATACGCCCATAGCCACAACTCTCTGTTGTTTTAATACCTACCTGACCCACTCGGAGATAATTATTTAATTGATCCCTGTACTTCTTAGCGTTGGATATTTCATCTTCTAACACACAGCCAGCTATAACGCTTTCTGAATAAGACAAACCCCATACCGTATAGGTATTGCAGAACTCATGCTTCACTTCTTCGTAATTATACATTGTACTGTGCTTTGTGTTTTAACTCCTCCATAGCTGCCAGCTTTGACTCTGTAGCTAATTCGATACGCTCTATAATTAACTGAATTCTTTCTTCGTCTCTAGGCACTCTCATCAAATGGTGAAACTCTTTACCTTGTTCATCTCTATAGTAGTTAAAGAAGTACGTACCCTGTGTATCTGTGGTCAACATCTGCATCTGCATCTGGTCAAAGTATTCCTTTTTGATATTCTCATTAGCCACGAAGCTAAAGAAGTTTAATCTATTAGGACATTTTATCTCTATGTTCCAACCGCAAGTTGTAGCACCGTCTGGTGATGCTCCAGCGTGTTCTCCGAAGGGTACAAAGGTAGATTCTTTCACCTCAATAAAGTCCTCTGCTAGTATATCGCTAAGCTTTTGAAATGCGAAAGGCTCTAACTCTGTACCTCGTTTCATATCGAATGATACAAAGCCATCGTTCTCTATTCCGTAAAGAGTTTCAACTGCCTTTTCGAAAGCTAAGGTGTGCAAGCTCACGCCTGCACTATCCTTCGCTTTTCCCTTAGTTAAAATCTGGCTAATATTAGAGGCTGTGAACCTCCCGCGTCTAGCTTCAAACCATTCATCTGAGCGTTGTTCTATCATGACGATGCTAGTTTTAAAGCTAATTCATAACGTGTCTTTAACTCCGCTGGCATAGTGTAAAGCTTTTCGATTGCTTCAATCGTTGCTTGCTTTGCTATGGCTTTTTTAAAGTGGTCTTCAGTAAAGGTTATTTTTTGCTTCGGTACAGGTTGCATTTGAGCAATACGAACACCGTCAACAATATCACCCATGAACTTAACTTTTCTATCTACAAATAATTCTATAGCTAAATCCTTATAATTTTCAACTACATAAATATCATTTATTTCAGTGCCTTTATTCCTTATGAAGGTAGACAATATTAATAAGTTGCTTGTGTTTAGCTTTAAGTCTTTGATTGGTTCTTTGAATGAGCAAAAGAAACCATCCATCTTTGTACCTGAGACATTCACGCCCGTTAAATACTTAACTTCTTTTATATTAAATATTAAGCTCTTACCTTCTGATTTCATTATGTCTAAATCAGCAGAAGCTAAATGTGTAGACTTTCTAAATTTTCTCCAATCCGTTCTTGTTTCTGTTTTGCTCATGATATTTCGTTTAGTTGTTGAATTTTCTCTTTCTTTTCAATGGCTTTATTTAGCCAGTAGGCTTTACTTCTTAGTGAGGTTTCGAAATTAGACCTTTGTCTGTAAAACCATTCTGCTCCTTGTAGGTGCTTTACTTGTTCTGATATACTCATTAGTAATTATTATTAATATGATTGGTTAATACTAGAAGTCTAGAGATACTCTTTCTAGTCCTTAGTATGTCTTCGCTTATAAACTCGCTTTTCAAATTTACGCTAGTAAAGCACCCCTTCATTGTTTGCTCTACTCTCAATCTGTCTGCTAGGTAGCTCATTCTTTCGTAACCTCCTAGCAGGCTTTTGTGTTTTAAAATTAAATCTTTCATGATAATGCTTTTTTAATTGCTTGTTGTGCGTTAAGTTGAGCTTTAAATACGGAATGTACATCTATCTCATCAACATCTAGCAAGCCCTGTAAAGCTTCTAGCAAGTCTTTAGCTGCTGCTATTAGTTTAGCGTTTGCTTCTGATTCTTCATGGTTCCATCCTCTTGCTATTAAGTGATTTGGTATTCTCCCTATTTTAACTTCACATGCGCCTTGACCCCTCCTTACAACTATCCACTCTCCTTTTGTTCCTTTAAATTCTTTCATTTTGTTTGTTTATTTAATGCAAATATAAAGCGTAATGTAATACGCTCGACTAAATATGTTTTTTATTCTGTATAGTTTCTAGTATTGTCACATAGGAACTGCTCCTGCTCTTCGCTCATTACGAAAAGTTCCCCGTATTCGTTGCCGAAGGTTAGGTTTATCTTCCATAAGATACCGTCAAAATCCCATGCTATATCGCCTTCGATAACATGATGTTCACCGTTATCTATAAAGATGTTCATATCCATTACTTTCTTTCCAGCATCGCAAAGCTCTAAGTTGATGTGTGCGGCTAGTGTGTACATTAATTCTTCTGTAATCATTGTATTTAGTTTTAATGGGGGAATCTCACCCCCTTTTGTTTTAGTTAAGTGCCTTTATCTTCTGAGCTGTTTCGTGATACATTGAGCAATACTCATTAACAGATATTGATTTAGCGCTTAATGCTTCTTTTAACTCTAGTATTCTTTGCTGTAATTCTTTCATTTTCGTTTTGTTTGTGTGATTAATTATAGTGTAAAGATAGTATTACACATCATTGGTTTTACATTCCAACTAAGGAAATATTGAATTAATTTTTAAATAAATGCTAAAGTGCTGAAGGACAGGTAAAAAACTTTCACTATTGAAAACAGAAAACCCCTCTAGACGTTTCTAGAAGGGTTTTCATACCTAAGCGAACTATAGAACCACTTATAAGTTCACCTTAATTATCTTTAAAAGTAATGAGTTAACTGAGCAACCCTGCCCATTTCTTTTGAATGTACAAACGCTTCAGCAGCTACTAGGTTAATGAAGTGGTTTTCGTAGTGCCATAGATCAGCAGAACTTGGAGAACGTAAATACGTGACGTTTACACCGATGTAGTCCTTTCCACTCTTCCAATTTGTTTTATCTTGGTGGTGAAAATGGTGAAGGAGTGCGTATCTGAATTTAGTTTCTGCCCACATCTTAGGCTGTTCTTGCGCCATTATTAATGGAATGTTGGCTAACTTTCCTTTGTCTCCATGTTCGAGTTCAAGCATTGAGCTTCCGTATTTATAATACTTCCTGTATTTTGGTGAGGTGTCGAATGTTATGTTCTTATTATTCCTAAACCAAGCCTCTAGGGTAACGGCTAAGAAACTGCCACTCATTAGGTCATGATTAGAAGCGCAGTGTATTACGTCCACATCAGCTACAGATAAACATAACTCTAAACATTTAACATAGCAATCTTTCGCTATATTGAAAGCCTTAAACCAATGTAAGTCTGTGTCTTGGTTCGTTCCTTTTGTCGTTTGCTTAAATACGTTATCTGTGTTAAGCACATCGTTACCAACTACAAATAGAATCTTATCTATATTGAAACCAGATGCTTTGTCGATTAAACCTTGCGTTCCTTCTATTGCTCTTTTTACTGCTACACCACTATCATAGTTATCACCTGCGAAGTCTGTGCTAGCGTATTTATTAATGTGTAGGTCTGCTATATCTATAACTAGTAAATGACCGTCATTAGATGTCTTTCTAGCTAGTTTCGGGTATCTTGGGGCGTACTTCTTTACGTTCTCTATAAAGTCGCTCAGTACATCGTTCTGGCTGCTCATTTCATCGGATAGAGTACCCTTACTTTGAATGTTGTAGTATGGTGTAGCTGTATGGGTGATTAGCTTAAAGGACTTAACATCTTCAAATTTGATACCGTAGTGTTCACAGTATTCCTCGATACCCATTATCTTACCATCCTTTGCCGCTGAGAATACAGAATCTACTTCCGTTAAGTTATGCGCTGCTCTTTGTTGTGGTGTGCCACTCATAGCCTTTAGCTGCATTAGTTCGTTTTCTTGTTCTGCATCTAGTCTATATTTGCCGCTTCTGTTGGGTTCGAACCCTAAAGCGGTTGCTTGTTCCTCCGTTGCTCTAATTCGTTTCTTAGCCATCTAATTAATTTAGGTGTGAAATAAAGTGCAAATATAAACAAAATTATGAATAACCAATTGTCTTTCATGAAAATAATTGTGTCTAGTGTGTTTTCTTTGTTCTTAGCGTTTGCCGCTGCCTTTAGAATTCGGGCTTCCTGCTTTAGTTTCTTGTTGTTTATTTCGAGGCTATCATTTGTTAATCTGAACCGCTGAAGCTCTGCTTTTTGTAGTCTGGCATCTAGCCTTTCTTCTTTGTTTGTGCGCTCCTTTATCCATTTAATTACAGGAACTTCTACGGGAACGCTTACAGGAACTCGGACTACCTCACCATCTAGATACACTGTAACGGTGTCTGTTACATAAGTAACTTCTGCGGTAGTTCTACTCCTTAAAATTTCAGGGTCTTTTTTTAACGCGCGGTTAATTAACTGTGTAGGTGTAGCACAGCTAGATAGAAATAAAATTAAAAGTACTTTTAGTTTCATTGTGTGCCAATTTGGAACAGGTTAGCGAATAATTATCTCTGCTTCTGTAGCGTTACCCATTGCTCTAGAAAAGTCTTTCATTGCTCTGCGGCTGCTGGTAGCGTCTACTTCACCATCTCCGTTTATATCTCTTAGTGATAAACCTAACGCTATACACCCGTTTAACTGATTCCAGTAATTAGCTGAGTGAAGTTTACATTCTGAGCGATTAGGCACGTTTTTAAGCTCCCAAAGGTTAGCGCCAAATCTATTAGACCATTCTAGCTTGATGGTGTACCGCCCTTTAGGTACGCACGAAATCATTCTTTCGTTATTATTCCAGCCTCTTTCTAATGATTTACAAGTGAAAATAGGTTTCCCCTTTGCGTTTAAAACCGTTGCAACTCCTACGGCTTGAGTCTTATCGACTGAATATCTATCTATGATTAATGTTCTAATGTCCATTTTTTAACTTTTCGTTTTCCTCAATAAGAAAGCTGACTTCTTTCTTTAACGCCCTAAGCGCCTTTGTGAGGTCTTTGTTTAGCACTTGCAACGCATCAATCTCCTGTTGTAGGGAGATATATCTATCTTGCATATCTGAAACTAACTGCGTATAGGTTTCTTGCATTATACCCAAAGCATTTCCTTCTATTTTAGATGTTTCTGCTTTTCCTTTTCTTCTACCTCCTAACCAACCTCCTGCTAGAGTGGCTACGGGTAAAACATACTGTAAAATTGTAGATATATCCATTTTTTTAGATTTGTGAAAATTATGTGTAAAAAAAACCCTTACACAAAGGTAAAGGTTTCAATCTAAAGCAAAAAGATTTAATTTATTTTTTATATTTTACCCTTATATCTGAAACGGCTCTATGCCTTGTGTTAATAATTCAGTAAGCCATTCAACCTCGGTTTCATAATAATCTATCTCAGTCCAAAAGGTAGCCATTGATTCAGTAGAAGTGAGTGACGAGTAAGCCTTAACTTCTGTTCTTAGCTCGTTCCAGCAAATAAACCATGTATCTGTTGTAGGGTTGTTTAGCTCAGTGTTCATTTCTATTTTGTTTAAGTTGTATAGATTACCGTCCATCCATCAGCTACAAGTGTATCTTTAGCCGCTAATCCTGTCGCGCTTGGCGCTTGTCCTCCGCTTTGTTTGAATGTTCCGTTAGAGACCCCAGAAGCTACTATAGATACTAGAATATTATCTATTGACTGTGTGGTTAAGTTAGTGCTAGCGAAAGCATTTGCGTAGTCTGTAGCTGTGCTACTATCAAACATGTTTGCAGGAAAAGTAGTTAAGCTAGAAGCGAAATAACAAAAACTATTAAATTCTGTTCCACTAGAAAGGTCTATGTTTGGAAAAGTAGTTAAGCTAGAAGAGAAGAACGCGAATCTTTGGAAATTTGTTACGCTTCCAAATTTACCCGAATCAGTAGCGCTGACAATAAGGTTATTGCAACCGAAAAAAGCAGACCTTTGATTAGTGGA